CCAAGTCGCTTAGCCCGAGTTCGTCCGAGTCCGTTTCGAACTCCGCCTCGTCCTCTCCGTCTGGTTCGACTTCCCCGTCCGTTTCACACTCGGTTTCGCCTAGCCATTCGGTTTCGCCTAGCGGATCCGGTTCAAAATCGCCATCTCCTTCGGGTTCACAATCTCCCAGCCCCAGCGGTAGTGCCAGTGCCAGCCGGTCAGCCTCAAATTCGGCTTCGGCTTCGGGTTCAAAATCGGCTAGCAAGTCTTTGTCGCCTTCGGGTTCTTTGTCGCCTTCTGGTTCGGAGTCGGTATCTCCATCTCCTTCCCTACCCTTCTAGGTTGGGTATAAATAGTTTCGTTCTGTAAAATAAAGGGTTTGTTTGATCTATGGAAGTCTCAGTTAAAACCCCCTCGAAGAAGTATCACCTTTAGCGTGGTACGCTACATTCATTGACTTGCACTAGTTTAGTGTGAAATGATTGTGTATGAAACATGAGCAAGTCATTAACACCTCCACCCACAACTACAATATCTGTTAAATCTCTTGAACTGTCTACTTCTTCGGCCACCATGACCTTCCATCAAGCCATAGATGCGATTGTAGACAACAAGAAGGTTACCAAGCTCGAATGGGCAGACAGGGGAAGCTATTGTCTCTTGGTGAACGGCATATTGCAGTTACACAAGAAGGGGGAACCAGCAGAAACTTTGCATCCCTGGATAATTAATGACGGTGACCTAATGGGAACCGATTGGGTGGAGTTACAAAATAAATAATATGCTTTCTATCGTCGTACCAAATAGAAACTCACCATTTTTAACCAAGACCATAGAAGACCTACTAAGTAAGGCTCAGGGCGATATTGAGGTGATAGTAAGTGTTGACGAAGAATGGCCCGAGACCTTACTGGGTGATGGACGGGTAACTTATATCCACCCTGGCGATGTTCGGGGTATGAGGTGGGGAATAAATGCTTGTGTAGCACTAGCCAGGGGTGAATACATAATGAAGACAGACGATCATTGTCTGTTTGGTAAGGGGTTCGATCGAGTACTAATAGAAAATCACCAGCAAGACAATTGGGTACAGATACCTCGCAGGTACGCCCTAGATGTCGAAAAATGGGCTATAGAGGAGCGTACAGATGATAAGTATCCGATTGATTATATGAGTCTTTGTTATCCACAGTTAGGCAAAAGTCACGACGATGGCTTCCATGGTATTCCCTGGAAAAGTAAGCGAGAAGAAAGAAAAGATATAGAGATAGATGAAGTAGCAACAGGTCAGGGATCTTGTTATTTTATGACTAAGAATCATTTTGTTAATACTCTCAAGTTCTTACAAGAAGAAGGTTATGGGCAATTTTCGCAGGAGGCACAGGAAATATCGCTAAAGACTTGGTTGGGAGGAGGAGCAGTAATGGTAAATAAGAAGACCTGGTATGCACATCTTTTCAAAGGTAGTAAGCATGGCAGGTTTTATAAGATGCCCGGCGGTACAATAGAAGGTTCTAATTGGTCATCACTTCATTGGATCAATGATGAAGAACCAAATATGAAATATCCATTTTCTTGGTTCATAAATGAGAAATTTCCAGATATGCCTGAATGGACACCAGATTGGGAACAGAAACTTAGGGATAGCGGACAGATATATAAAAAATAATATGCCATCAGGAATATATAAACATCACCCTCTTTCAGAGAAATCTAAGAAAAACCTTAGTTTGTTTTGGAAAGGAAAGAAGAAACCTAAAAGCCAAAGGGTAAATATAGGAAAGGCTAAAATAGGTGAAAACAATCCTTTATTTGGGACACACCCATCCGAAGAGACAAGACAAAAAAGGAGTTTGGCTTTAAAGGGGAAGGTCGCTTGGAATAAAGGTAAAAAGTGGCCTGAAAAAAGCGGTGCAAATGCCCCCGGTTGGAAGGGCGGAGTTTCTACCATAAATCATATATTAAGACATTCTTTGGAATATAGATTGTGGAGAACAGCAGTGTTTGAGAGAGATAATTATACTTGTATTTGGTGTAAAGTAAGGTTTACAAAAGGTATAACCGGAGATATAAAACTAAATGCAGACCACATTAAACCTTTCGCCTATTTTCCCGAACTTAGATTTGCAATAGACAACGGGAGGACTCTTTGTGAAGATTGCCACAAAACCACGGACACTTACGCAAAAAACAAATATGCCAACTGATGTTTTAACAACCTTGGCGCAATGGTACAAAGCGGACAAGTGGGGTAAACACCACTACACTCCGTTCTATTACGATCTTTTTAAAGATAAGAGAGAAACTGTTAAAAAAGTCTTGGAGATTGGGGCAGGTGAAGGGGCATCCCTCTTTATGTGGCGGGACTATTTTCCCAATGCTCAAGTTTATGGTACTGATATTGATAAGAATAGAGTTTTTAAAGAAGATCGGATTGAAGTAATAGAGAGTGACCAAAGCAAGTTAAAAGATGTTGAAAATATAATTGGGTTGATTTTATCGAGAGACCCTTTTCAGCATGAAATAGAGTTAATAATAGACGATGGCTCACATAAATCATCAGATCAAATATTTACTTGTTTGGTAGTAGCAAAACTATTATTGGGAAAACAATACCTAACTTATGTAATTGAAGATGTTTCAGAGCCAAAAATTGTTGATTTACTCAATGAAAGATATAGTGCTGAGTTAATAAAATGTGGTGAGAGATATGATGACAATTTAATTGTTGTTAATTTTTAATATGGCTAAAATATCAATCATTATTCCAGCGAGAGGCGAAGATTTCAAAAACTTAACTCGTACACTAAAGAGCATTTATGATAATGCCACTGGGGAGTATGAAGTGATTGTCGGGTTCGATGGAACTGTTCCATATACGATTGATGAATCGGAAGACTATCCTAATTTGAGTTGTATTGATTTCCCCAGTACAGTTGGCATTAAGACCAACGTTAACGCGATGGCGGCTATGGCTACGGGCAAGTATATTTACAAGACCGATGCCCATTGTAGTTTTGGAAAGGGATTTGATGAAATTCTCCAGGCAGATATGGAAGAGAACTGGATAGTTATGCCACGCTTTAAGATAATCAAAGACGATTGGAGTATTCAGATGAGAGATGGAGAAGAAGAATTTTACGATTACTTCTATTTATGTTGCCCTCTCACTGATCCTAAAGGGTTCAGATTTAAGGCTGGTGGGCATTGGGGAGAAAGAACTAGAGAGAAGTTAGATATATTGATAGACGAAACGCCACAGATACACGGATCGGGATATTTTATGAGTAAAGACTATTATTTTAATACCTTGGGTGGATTTCCAAATACAGACATCTATGGGCATGGAATGGAACCCATAAATCTGGCATTAAAGAATTGGCTAAAAGGTGGAAAAGTAATGGTTAATAAGAAAACTTTTTACGCACATCTTCATCAGGATAACTCAAAGCGAGGTTACCACATGAGTAAGGAACAGGAAGTTTATACATACGACACCACAGCCAAGTATTGGATGGCAAACAAGGAACCAAACTTATTACATGACATTAAATGGTTCATTAACGAGAAGTTTCCTGGTATGCCGACTTGGCCAAACAACTGGGAGGAATTACAGAAAGAATACGAAAGGAATAATTTATGAGATTTTCGGTGAACTATGCCACCCATTTACCGGCACTAATGGCTTGTATGGCCCAAACCAATGGTGATGTTTTGGAAGTTGGTACGGGGGTATTTAGTACGCCATACCTTCATTACACCTGCATGCTATCTGGCCGTCATTTGGTATCTTACGACAATGATAGGTCGTGGCAAAAATGGGTAGATTATTACAAAAGTCCAACCCACGAAATAAAGTTTGTTAATGATTGGGATAAGGCAGATATTGAAAAACCGTGGGATGTTTGCCTTATAGATCATTCGCCAAGCATCAGGCGTAAAGAAGATATTAAACGCTTGGCTAACTTTGCTAAGTATATAGTAATTCACGATAGCACTAAAACTTATTATCACACCTATGCCTACCACGAAATATATCCCCTATTTAAGTACAGAAAGATTTGGGACAAAGACCAAAGAAGAACGGATGTATTAAGTAATTTTGTTGATTTGGAAAATCTATGGTAGACACATTTAATTTTATTGTTAATAAATACAAATTAGATATTGGAAGACAGTATATTGTAGATATTCCCAACATGGGAAGAAACAATCTAGCGGAGTTGTTTGCCGAACTTAACTTCAAAGTAGGAGC